GCGTAACTCCTTCTGGTAACCGTTTGGCTACCCAGGATTACACCGTGCAGCTCAACCAGTATGGTGACTACGTAACTATCACTGACGTAGTTCAAGATACACACGAAGACCCAGTGTTGCGTGAAGCCACAATGATCATCGCTGAGCAAGCTGCACAGACTATTGAGACCATCCGGTTCAATATCTTGAAGGCTGGTACAAACGTGTATTGGGCTAACGGCGGTTCTCGCGCTGCTGTTAACACCCCAATCTCACTGACACTTCAGCGTCAGATCACCACAGCGTTGAGCCGCCAGAACGCCAAGCCACACACAACTGCGGTTGCGTCTACACCGAACTTCCGTACGGAGCCTATCGAAGCAGCGTTTATCGCGTTGGTTCATCCAGACTTGGAAACGGACATTCGTAATATGTCTGGCTTCATCAGCACCAAACAGTACGGTACGGTTACCCCGTTCGAGAATGAGATCGGTTCTGTTGAGCGTGTACGCTACTTGACATCTACAGTGTTCGCACCGTGGACTGACGCGGGTGGTGCCAAAGGTGCGATGCGCTCTACATCAGGTACTAACGCAGACGTGTATCCGATCCTGTACTTGGCTCGCGACGCATACGGCATCGTTCCGCTGAAGGGTAAAGATTCACTTACCCCTATGGTTGTCAGTCCTAAGCCAGCTGCGGGTGACCCACTGGCACAACGCGGTACTGTCGGCTGGAAGGCATGGCAGTCAGCGGTAATCCTGCAGGATGCGTTTATGGTCCGCGCAGAAGTCGCCGCAACCGCATAATTAGTGTAGCATTGGGGGCTTCGGCCCCCAGCTAACACCTACGCGTATCTAACCAAACACTAGGAGAGTAACATGGCCGTAACCACAAACACAATGAACCAGGCTGGCGGTATCGTAAACCGCGCATCTGGTATGCTCGTAACTGATTCAGGTACTGCAGCTGCACTTACTATCACCCTCGGTTTTGACCCTGCAGTGGTAATCTTCCACAACGTAACTGACCGCATCTCCGACGAGTGGTATGCTGGTATGGCAAACGCGGCGTCGCTGCACACTGTGGCAGTGGGTACCCGTACCCTGGAGCTAGTTAACGGCATTACCCCAGTAGCTAAAGGTTTCTCTGTCAACGCTACAACTATGTTAGCGAGCAAAGAGTTCCACTGGGAAGCAACTGGCGCGTAAGTAACCTTGGGGGCTTCGGCCCCCATTTAGTATCGGAGAATTACATGAGCGATGATATAGTACGTATCGAGAAGTTGGGGAATGGGTACGAAGTAGAGGTATGCAGCCCCAAGATACGCAAGGCTAATGACCACCCTAAATCGGTGTACCAGTCCCCCTGGATAGGCTACGCGTTTACCACAAAAGAAGAAGTAGTAGCATTCTTAACTAAGGTGTTAGACAAACTAGCACCAGAGGTTGAGGATGATGAGTTTGGCAGTGCATTCGACGAGGCAGTATCCACAGAGGAGTAACACAATGAGCGATAATTTCGGCAGCAACATAAACGAAGATGAAGAACTAAATGGCAGTCTGGGCAAGGCACCACATAAACCCCGACCCAGCCGTGCCAAAGCCAGCGCAGTAGTCCCGGTCAGCGCGTCTAACCCAGGCAAGGTGCGCGTGCGTATTATATTAGAGGACAATGATTCTATCCCCCCAACAGGCCAATTCTTTGGTGCTAACGGTCGTAGCTATATACTACGCCCCGGTGAGGAAGCAGATGTTCCGCCAGAGGTCATTAGCATACTGGACACCGCAGTGATGGATACACCCGTAGTGGACCCAACAACAAAGCAGGTGCTTGGCTACCGCCAGCGGTTACGCTTCCCATACAGAACTATAGCTAATGTAATGTAACTGTTGTATCATCCAGCATAACCAACGGAGCTGTCTATGACCTTTGATGACTTACTGGATGAACTTAGAACCAACATGCTACGGGACATCGCTGCCCCGTATCTTTGGTCGAACGCTACACTAGCCAGATACATGCAAGATGCGCAGCAGCGGTTTGCACGGCAATCCCTCTGCATCCGTGACGCCAGCACAACTAGCGTCACCCAAATATCCCTTTCCGCCGGCACAGATATGTACACGTTGCACCCCAGCGTGTATGCCGTCGTATCCGCTAACTTTAATGCTGGCTCGGTAGACCTGGCTCGTGCGGGGCACAGCCAGATTGCTGGCTCCATCGCACCTGATACCCTGTGGTTCGACGTAAACGACGTAACTACCTTTCCGCCCGGTATCCCTCGGGCGTTCACAACTGACGAGCAAACAGTGAGCGGCACTGCTGGACAGGCGGCGATCACGCTACGCGTATTCCCAGTGCCTTCTGCGACGGAGGATGGGCTACCCGTAAATCTCCGCGTCGTTCGAGGCCCGTTAGTCCCGTTCACTGAGGATAGCGGGTCACAGCTCTGCGAAATACCTGAAGATTACCAACTGGATATGCTCGAGTGGGCAGCATACAGGGCGCTGCGTAACCACGATGCGGACGGGGGCGAGGCAGGCACAGCCGACAGTCATAAGGTCCGATTTGATGCTGCAGTAGCAGAAGCAGCCAAGGAAGCTAAGCGCAGAATGTTCACCCCAATGAAGTGGGGATTTGGACGCAATGGATTTACATACATAAGGTAGTCAATATGGCAAACGATATCACAAAATCACCACCTCCGTTCTCGCCATCCCTAGCGGCCCAAGCCGGGCAGGCATTAGGTGTAGGGGCTAAGAATGCCCTAGGAGGGGTCAACGCGGCTAACACGCTACTCTCCCTACCTTCACATGTGGCGTGGGACCAGCTGAAGCAAGGGTGGGGCGGTGCGGTTGCGGGGTTTAACGGCACCCCACTGGCACCACCAGCCCCAGCTGCTACACCCGCCGCCGCACCAGCCCCAGTAGCTGCTATAACAGCCACACCACCAGCCCTAACAGCTGCTATACCAGCAGCATCGCCCGAGATACATGCCGATAATGTCCAGTCAGGGTCACTATATAGCGCATATCAGCAGGGCAAGACTGCGGGTAACCCGGCACAAGCCGCAGCGCCCTCTGGCACGTTCACCCCCCAGCAAACCAGCTTTGGCAACAACACCCCCGCTACATCAGGCGACTACAAGGGCATGACACAGAACGAAATCAACTCAGGCTGGGCACACAAGAACATGGTGCTCGATGCACAACTCGCTCTGCAGAACCCTAACGTCGGCGGTAAGGAACGTCAGATGTATCTGGGCATGTTAGCAGGCGAGATGCAAGGGTATAACCACTCTCAGGACGCCAATACCCAAGCCAACGCGCAGAAGTATGGGGCAGATAGAGGCGTCGACGTAGCGAATATACACTCAGGGGATAGACGATACGCTACTGACGCATCAGTAGAGAATACCAACACCACAAACTCCGCGCACATATATGGGGTAGATAGTGCTGCGAATACCGCAGAGCGGCAGCGACAACTTAACGCGGCGAATACCGCAGGCCAGCGCCAAGCAGCAGCCATAGATGACATTGAATACAGGAACATAAAAACCCCAGATGACCTACGGAGGTATCACATGATGCGCGGTGGGGGCAGGCCCCCAGTAGTGGTCCAACCTGGGGCATCGGTTCTTGACCCAGATACTTTGCAGCTGACTTACCCGCAACTATCACAACCTCGGTAATTAGGCATGGAATTTAAGTTTACCCCAACTAACTCGTTACCGTCGCTAGACCTACCTACGTACGCTCCTCCGGCTGCTCCTGCCGCTCCGGTACTTACCGCAGCGCAGATTAAGGCACAACAGGACGCAGCCTATGCTGCTGACCCAAAGAACAAACGGAGCGCACTGGGTGAGATCGGTGCAGGGGCACTCCGAGGTGCGGTAGTAGACCTGCCGGGGATTATTGGGCGGTCGCTACAGGCGACAGGTAAAGAGGGTGACACGCTGTACGACGTAGGCGCTGCAATGGAGCAGGGCACGCAGGATGCGTATGGGCGGTCCCTCGGGGCACGTACCGCAGGACACGGAGAGGTCGTAAACAGTTTGGCATCAGGCGCAAGTATGCTCGCGCCCTCGCTCGCACCGCTCGCGTTGGTGGCAGCAACACCGCTTACCGGCGGTACGTCTTTAGCGGCAGCAGGTGCCATCGGTGCGGGGGTGTTTGGCTCCGCGCAGTACCAAGACACATACAGAACAGTTCTGGCAGCACAACTGGCTGCGGGCAAGTCACAGTCTGAAGCCGAGCATAATGCCCATGTAGCAGGGCTAGAGTCTGGCGCGATTGAAGCCGGTGGTGAAGCAGTGGGCACGGCAGCCGCAGGCAGACTCATTAAGGGTGTAGGCGGTATGCTCGCGAAAGGTGCTGCTACACCTGAAGCCGCAGATGAGGCGATTCGCGCTGGCGGCGTGTTCAAGCCATTCGTGAAAACCCTTGGGAAAACCGCTGCAGTCGAGACTGGCACCGAGATGGGGCAGAACTACGGCGAGGCCAAGGTAGAGCAAAACGCTGGTGTTCAGGGGGTAGACCCTTGGGCGGAAGCCACTGGCGCTATCGGGCCAACACTTGCTATGACTGCGCTAATGGCTCCGATGGGCATACATGCGTCGCGCAGACCGAAACAGATGCAGGACCAGTTCAATGCCACTATGGGCGACCCAGCCGTTGGATTCCAGCAGAAAGCTGCAGCCACCAAACAGTGGGGCGACTTCCTAGCCACACAAGTAGACCCAAGCGTCAAGCCCGACATGGTTGAGTGGCGCATGAAGCAGTTGGAAGCAGCTGCTGGGATTACGGGCAATGCTACTGGGACCGAAGCGGCACATAATGTAGCTGGGGGCGGTGAAGCAGCCCCAGCGACTGAGCCGTTGATGTCGTTCGGACAGTATATAACTAGTCAGCAGCCTGAAGGCAAAGCTGTCCCAATGATGCAGTCTGAGCTAGATGCAGCTCGACCAGCATACGATGCGTACGTGGCGAATCACCCAGACACCCTTCAAGGGCAGCCAGCGGTGATGTCGCTCGAGGACTTTGCCAACCAGCAGAATGGGGGCAAACTTGCACCGCTGACTCAGGCTGAGATAGAAGCAGTTCGACCAGCCTATGACGCGTATGTAGGGAAGCAGTTGAACCCTACCCGCGACCAGTACGCGCCAATGTCGTTCGCAGAGTTTGCGCACGGGCAACAGAAAGGCGCGAGCGCTGCCATGTTGCCGACTGAGCGGGCAGAACTCAAGCGTGCATACGACGCGTATACTGCGAGTCACCTAGACAAAGTCGCGGCAGCTGCAACCGAGCAGCAGCAAGCCCGGGTAGAAGCCGATAGAGACGCCGAGGCTCGAGCAGGAGACGCACGCGCACGAGTTGCCACCGCGCAGAGCGAACTACCAGACGTACCG